GTCCATTGCAACTGTACCTGATTGGTCAGGCAATGAGATTGTGTTATCTTTAGTCGGTTCTTGTACTGTTAAAGTTGTTTCAAAGGCGTTTGCTAATGCACCTTCAAATATTAAATCTGAACCATCAAGTACAATATCATTATTTGTTACTGCACCTGAAGTAGTAACATCTTGTAATGTTACGGCACCTGCACCACCAATTTCTTTTACGACACCACCGGAAGTTTTTGTATAAAACTTACCGTCTGTAATGTTCATTGCTAATTCGCCAGCTTCTAAAGAACCTGCTGACGGAACTGCTAATGCCGTTTCTGACCTTTTTGGTAGTATTACTGTTGCCATTACTTAACTTGTTTCTTAATTTGTTGTATTAACTTGGCCTTAGTTAGTCTTCTATCTAATTCAACACCAACTTTTCTACCAAGTTTTTCTAATTCTACTTTTGTTTTCTTTTCTAAACCTTTAACATCAATCTCAGGTTTTCTCTTAATTCCTGGAGCACCAGAAATAAAGAACTTTTTAATTGCCTGCCACATTAAAATGTTTCTCCGTCAACTTTAATTACTGTAACTTCACCTGCACCACTTACGGCAAAGTTGTCTGAACTAAATGAAGCAACACCAACATTTGAAGTTGATGCTAATTCACCCGAAATAGTAATTGTACTTCCTGAAACGACTGTATTAATACCTTCGCCAGCAAGAAACTCTAAAGTACCTTCTAATGAAACTTGTCCTTGTGTAGAACTTTCGTCTGTAAAGTATAAAACTGGATTTGATAATTTAGATGTTGCAATTGAACCAGCTAACATTGCATTTGTAATACCGCCTGCTTTAACATTTAAAGCATCAGCAGTAATTTCAATTGACGAACCGTCAACATTTACATCTAAGATATTACCTGATTTACTTAATGCATTACCAGCTGTAATTTGCCCAGCACCTGAAAACTGTTCAAATAAAATTGGACTTGTACCAATAGCAGTTGTAATTTCTGTTTGAACAAAACCGTTACTACCATTTACAGTACCGTCAGTTACAAATAAGAAATCTCCAGAAGCAACCTCGTTAGTTGTATCAAAGTCTGTTGCTCTTGTAAGTACCGTAGCAGATGTTCTAATGTAGATACCGTTATGAGCTGTGTTACTTTCGTTCTTAATTAAAAGTCTGTCACCATTTACAAGTGTGTATCCGTCTAATGTAGAAATGCCTGTAGATAGTGTTAAAGTTGCACCAACACCTGAAGTACCGTTATCGTAAGTTACTGTGTCGCCACTTTCACTTGCTAATGATTGTGTAGTAGCAGCCATAACTGAAGCGTGAACATGCAAACCTTCAGCAATTGCATCAACATACGCTTTGTTAACTAAACTGTCTGCTGTAAAACCTGCTCTGCCTTCATAACCACTTGGAACTACAACTGTACCTGTTCCGTGTGGAGATAAAGTAATATTTATGTTTGAAGCTGTTGTTGAAACTGTTGAACCGTTAAGTGTTAAATCGTCAACTACTAATGAAGTTAAACCTGCAAGGTCTGTATTTGTAACACCTAATTGTAATAGAGTTGAACCTAAAGTTAACTCACCGTTTGTATCTAACTTGGCATTTGTAACTGCATCATCAGCAATTTGTGCTGTATCAACACCTGAGTTTGTAATGTTAAATGTAATTACATTGTCTGTTACACCAGTTTCAGTATCAATACCTGTACCGCCTGTAAATGTTAAAGTTTCAGCAGTATTATAAGTGTCTGTACCGGAATCTGCTGCTATATCAATAAACTGATTAACTGTGTCCCAACTTAATTGACCAGCTGCATCTGTTTTTAAGAATTGGCCGTTTGTACCATAAGCAGTTGGAAATGTATAAGTTGTAGTTGACGCTAAAGAATTAGGAGCTTTTAATATGATACCTTCAGTACCATTGTTTGTGCCTTCATTTAATTTGATTTGACCGCCAGCTGATGCTGAGTTACCAATGTTTAATGTGTCAATTGCTAAGTTACTATCAACAATGATTGCTGAACTAGCAGTTAATGTGCCGTGTGCGTGGTCTGTTAAATCAACAAAATATTTACCGCCGATTATATCTCTTGCTGTAGCATCACCGTTACTATCTACGGGACCTGTACCAATGTATAATCGGTCACCACCGTTACCTTGTGTGCCTGTTCCATATGTATAAGCCAATTCACCTTGTTTGAGGGTGCTTGGTGCTGTAGTAGCAGAACTTCTTTTAATTTGAATTACTGTTGCCATTTATCCTAAAAACTCCCACAGTTGAACACTAGTGTTCCTGTTGTTGTTACTATTTCTGTTCGAGCAACAAATTTACTATCACTCGCTCTGTATTGTAATAATGCACCATCATCCAAATTAGTTGTATCAACATCACCTAATAATTTTAATTGTAAAGAAGAGTTAGCGGCCGCTTGAGCGCTCGGTAGAGTTACCGATACATTCTGTGGTCCTTGACTAGTATTGACATTAATTTTAGCAGTAATATCAGGCATTAAATCTCTCCTCTTCTTGTATATTTATAAGAAAAATGAGTTTAATTATATAGTGACATTAGGTCTAATATTAATAATGCCTTCAATAACTCTTGTAACTGAACCACCACTAGAAACCACCTCTAAATCGTAAACATATCTAGCGGGTGCTTCTAAAGCAGCTGTTTGTGTATCTGTAAGAGAAAGTGTCACAATACCAGTAGTTGGGTCAGCATTTACTGTTGCTGTAATCGTAACTCTGGTACGAGTAGATGTGTAACCAGTAGCCATCTTTGCTCTGGCTGTATAACCTGTTAAATCAAATAATGCATTGTTAGCATCTTTAATTGTAACATCCGAGGTAAATGTTGAACCTTGGTCTATTGATAGGTTAGCTATCGCTGCCATCTTTTTGTGTACTCTCTTGTGGTTTCTCTTTCTTTAGTAACTCTACAATTTTTTTATTATAGTGTTCTGTCAATACATCAATCTTTTCAATTTCAACTAAGTGTCTAGTCCTACCTATTTGAATTTCTTGTCTTACCGTTAAATAATTTTGTAATTCAGGACTAAACTGCGTTTCATCATATTCTTTACCATCAATCTTAATCATAA